TGATACAATATCCTCGTCTAGTTTCTTCATATGAGCGTTTGTTGTACCAACAAGCTCAGCAATCAAATGTAGATCTTCTGGGTCTGGTGTTTTATCAGCCATATTAGTCTCCTAGCCCATCAAGTAATTCCTTGACTTTATCATCATCTAGAGGGTCAACATTATCTGTTGAGGTTGTTGCAGCAGCTACTGGAACTGGCGCGGCAGTAGCTGGTGCAGATGTAGGTACTGCAACAGGAGCAGGAGCTGCCTCGCTACGTTGCGAGTCAGCATCTTCGCAGAGAATATGCTCATTAACCATCTCTTTAAGTTCATCATAACTCTTAATAGGGAAGATTGAGTTGAGCTCCACACCGCTTTTATAGATTTTTTCGTGATCACTTTCTGTAAGACCTTTAATCTCAGTAGGAAAGGTAAACTTTGATGAAACATACGTCGGAAAATCACCTTGCTTCTCAACAATAATTTTAAAGTTAACGCCATCAGGTCCGAGATCAAAGATACGAGGACCAAGATCGCCAGCATCCTCGCCGTCGATTGCACTTGCAATAACTTTATGTAATTGTTTACCGTAACGTAGAACCATAGTTTTACCGTTATTATCCGGGTTAACAGGATCATTTACAACATAAACATTAGCAAGCCATTTTTCGGAACGCATAATCTTACTAGCAATCGCCTTTTCTTCATCATTACCTCTATAAAATTTATAACGGGTTTCTGCAATTGGGTCACGGTCACCGAACGTCTGAGGCGAAATCGCTGCTACATATTGACCTGTAGAAAAGCTATTCCAGCCATGTTGAAAATAATGAAAGAACGTCTTAGACGGATCTGCAGCGAACGGCAGAAGTCGCACCGTATAGGTATTACCCGGTTCAGTACGCAGGATATTGGCATTATTTGATGATTTTCCTTCGTCAGCTGCTAATGCACCGCGAATGGATTCGAACATTGATTTTGTTATATTACTCATGATTTAATTATATTTTATTTTTTTTGTTTTTCAAGATACGTTTTAAACATATCGATATTTTTTTTTGTTTGGTTAGCCGTGTATAGTTTTGTTCTCAAATATTTTATTCGAGCTAATGACGGTGAGAATGTTTGTTTGATATTATAATCTAACAACGTTATTATACTATCAAATTGTGAATAGGCAAATAAAATATACACATTTATTTGCCTGTTTTTTAAATGATTTAAAAATGCATTATATAGTGTACCGGGCTCCTTATGAGCTATATAATGATTAATGTTTATATTTTGCTGTTTGCAGTAATTACTAATAAAAATAATACTATCTTTTATCTTCTGTAAACAAACTCTACTTCCAGGATTATCGACTAAGAAGTTGTCGTTGTATTTTGTATATACACTAATTGCTTTATAAGAGCAGAAAAAACTTAAATCGAAATGATCATCTCCATATACAAAAAAAGGAGCTTCGAAGAAGCTTTTAATATTGACCTGTTTATGCTTTTTAAAAAATTTACCGAGTTTTACTACAGCTGCATATTCGGGCTTCTGCTCAAAATCTTTAAAGTTTTGACGTATACGGAAGGGCTTATTAACAACAGACCTCGATACTGCTAAATATGTATTGTAAATATTTTTCTCAAATTCATCCACATATCTATAATAGAGGCGTTTTTAACTTATTCAAGTACTTTGTTATATATTTACTTTTTGTAATCGATGGCTCCATATCGATAAATTTTCGAATTGCTGCAAATTCACTATCTTCATGTATATGCTCCATATAAAGTTCGCGAATTTTTTTATTTTCCAGTATCTTCAAAAACACTGTTGGGTAATTCATCTTCTTACCGTTTAATAGAGATACAAGAGTACAAAATGAAAGAAAAGCATGAGCAAATTCTGCTTCCTCGATTTGCTGAGTTGGTGTCTCGACTAACATGGCTGTAAAAGTTTAGTTATATTAATAATTGTATCATTTAATATGCATCCCGCTACATCAGACGTGCCACCACCGGAAGAGAGCTGCTTAGCTAGCTTACCTAGATCGATACCGCAGTTCTTATTCTTTCTCATAAGAACTACGTTCTTTTCAATATTAATTAAAAATATAATATCACCTCCATGATCCTCTAATGCTTTATTAGCAATAGAATGGGGGTTTGCTGAAAAAAAGGCTCCTAAAATATTATAACTCGTACTACCAAGTACAACGCTACCTTTATATAAATCTGACTCTTTAAAGTAAGCTAGCGTTGATGTATAATCGGTTATAAACTTCTTAATAATTTGTACTGTGTCGTGCTTGGACATTACAAATTATTTAGTTCCTTTTTTTAATTACTCAACATATCAAGTGCATTAGCTGCTCCTCCTAAATCACCGTCATCATCATTTAACGTTTCATCCTCGCTAATAGTAAGAGTATTAAAATCAATTCGCATTTGATTACTGCCAAAATTCGGACCAAAACGATTTTTCATCATATGTAAATTGATTATACTGAGCTCCTTATCTTCATCACTCTGTGTAATGCCCACGATTACATCAGATGTCGCCGCTAGACCAATACTTTCCCCAATACTATCTAGTTTCGGCGCTTCTACATCATACCCTGTACGGTTAAGCTGGGTAGCACTAATGATAGGGCATTCAAACTTATATGTAAGGGCTCTGATTTCTTCAGCAGCAGTCTTAATACGCTCATAAAGATTTGAATTCATCGAACCTCGAATGAGATTAATATAGTCTAGAACAATAGCGTCGATATGTATACCTTGCATTTGAACTGTCTTGATATAACTCGCAACTTGTTGTGCACTAATAGTATTCGGTGGAAACTCTTTAATTAAGATTTTACCGTTTGATGGCGTTTCACCAATCTCATTAATAGTATGCTTAAGAGTAACAGCTTCGTCTTTTAAGTTCGCTATTGGTATTCTAGTTATATCAGACGCAACGCGGCACCCGTACATTATCTCACTCATTTCTAGAGAGATAATAACCACGTTTTTACCTTGCCGGCACATATTAGCAGCAATATTACCTAGGAAGATACTTTTACCGACGTTTGTCTGACCGGCAAAAACATAAAACGCTCTGCCATTTGCTCGAAATCCGCCGTCAAGCTTTTCATCTAACCAAGTCCATCCGGATGAAATCACTGGCTGATCTGTTGTAATATCATCAACTAGGGTATCGATGTCTTTAAATAGATCTAACCCGATATCATCTTTAAGATTAATACGGCAGCTCTTTTCAAATCTTTCTAGAATATAACTCGTATCAACTTTACCTGATGTAATATCTTCTGCTACATCCATCATAGTATGATAAATTGCACGTTCTTTAAGATATCTCTCGGTATTTTCGAGGAGTTCATCTTTATTAAGTTTTTTGTCAATCTCGTTAAAAGTACCAGCAACAGCTCTAAAAGCATCTTTCACTTCATCGTTGACGAGATATGTTTTAAGTTCAGTTACTGTAGGTGGCGCACCACGCTTACTGTAAAAATCTTTAATGACTGTGAAAATAGTCTTAATGCTTTTATTAGCTATAAGAGCAGGGTCAATATGACCTATAATATCTGCCAGGTATTTTTCATCTGTCAAGCTTTTATATACAATAACTTTCTCGAAATAATCTAAATCTATTTTTTCCATTTATTAATAAAGTAATGCTGGCCATCATAAAACTCTTTATCAGGATTTGTCAATCCAGGGCTAGAATGAATGATAGGTATATCTACAACACCCATTTTAACATTGTTCCTATTACATTCAAGACAGAAGTCTAAATCATAATAGTGCCATTTACAAGGGTACGTCTCATCAAATTTTACTTCTTCGTGTAACTGCTTTATATTAATACCAATGAATACCCCGTCGATTATTAAGCATCTGCTAGGGATAGGCCCGAAAGACGTATACATATACGACTCTTCATTCCCGTGTGCTACACAACCTCTCTGATCCTTTCTTTCCGACATAAGATGCCATAAAGCAGGGTTACCAATTTTACAGGAAGTAGCTCCAGCTAGCCCAAATACTGTATATCGGTTCGCGCTATCCTGTAGACGAGATCGCAAGTCTCTTGCATTAATAAAAACATCATCATGTATAAAGACAGCAATATCAATATCATTCTGCTTAGCATCTTCTAAGAAATTATTATAGCACTTTTGCAAACTCCTAGTATTATTCTCTTCGTAGTGTACATCAAACGGCATTATAGGGCCGTAATCTGCTAAAACACGATTTAAAGATTTATAGAGAGGTGTCGTCTCTTTTTTACTTTTCGTAGCTGTATAAATTTTAATATTATTCATATTCTTTACGATCATCCAATTCCGGTTTATTATCTCTATTCCAGATCATACCCATGATATTCCATAATGCAGCTCCGAGATGATCTTCACTTTCATCCCCGGTGAAATCTTGCATAAGATGCCTCATAGTACTATCATATAAAACAGAATGTTTCATACCCTTTTTCCAATTATTTTCATTATACGTCTCAGCACCTTGAAGATATCTCATCATTACACTATTTAAAGCCTTATGAGGTACTAAACTCATTCTTAGCTTACCTTCACCGCAATCACGCTGTGCGCCAGTTTCAAACTGGCGTGGTTTTCCTGTTGTCTTTAACTCTCCCATACGCGTATTATCGTATCTATTATCGAAAAAATCAACCCATAAAGAAAGAGATAAACTCTTTAACATCTCAAACATTTGATCTATGTTATTGCAATTATTATATTCATGCGTCGACATTAAGACTTCTCCTTCATCAACACCCGGTGTAACTCGATGAATAACAGATCCTACAGTAGGATAATTGCCCTCAAAGGCACGTACCTGCGGATCTTTACCTTTAAGCTCTGGGTATACTGTGATT